AATGCAAATGCTTATTGCTAACTATAATCATTATTTAGATATGATTAGAGCAGTTACTGGATTAAACGAAGCTAGGGATGGTTCAACGCCAGATCCTAACTCACTGGTAGGTGTACAAAAGTTAGCAGCTTTAAATTCCAACACAGCCACTAGACATATTCTTCAGGGTAGTTTATATATAACAAGAACTATTGCGGAGTGTTTGTCAATTAGAACTGCTGATATTTTAGAGTATGCAGATTTTAAAGATGAATTTGCTATGCAAATTGGAAAATATAATTTAAGAATATTAGAAGACATCAAAGATTTATATATGTATGACTTTGGTATTTTTATAGAAATGGCTCCAGACGAAGAAGAAAAAGCAATGCTAGAACAAAATATTCAAATGGCATTATCTCAAAAAGACATAAGCCTGGAAGATGCTATAGATATTAGGGAGGTTAACAATTTAAAAATGGCTAACCAACTCCTTAAATTAAAGCGTAAGAAAAAACAGGAGGCTGAACAAGATCAAAGAATGCAAGAGCAACAGATGCAGGCTCAAATGCAAATGCAAGCACAGCAAGCCAAGTCTCAGGGAGAGATGCAAAAAATACAAATGGAGTCTCAAGCTAAGATTCAATACAGACAAGCTGATGTGGCGTTTGAAATTGAAAAGCTTAAAAACGAAGCTGAGTTAAAACGACAGCTTATGCAAACGGAGTTTGAATTCCAAATGCAGTTAAAAGGTCTTGAACAATCCGGCTTACAAGAAAGAGAGAGTCAAAGAGAAAAAGCTAAAGACAAAAGAATTAGCCAGCAGTCTACCGAGCAATCTAAATTAATAGAACAGAGAAAAAATAATTTACCTGCTATTAGTTTTGAATCAAACGAAGATAGTTTAGATGGTTTCGATCTAGCTGAGTTTGAGCCAAGATAGGCTAAAAAATTAATCTAAATATTGTTTAACTTTGTAAAAATTTAATTAAATGGAAATAAAAGTAAAAGACTTAGGATTAGTCGAAGAAAAATCCACAGCTCAAATTGAAGAGCAGCTTTTAAAACAGCATGAAGAAAAGTTTGACGACACTCCAAAGGAGGAAAATGTAGTAGAAAAAGTAGAGGTCAAAGAAGAAAAACAAACTATCGAACCTGAAAAAGAAGAGGTAGTAGAAAATAAAACTCCGTCATTAGAGTTAAATGATGACAACGTTCTTTCTTATATTAAAGATAGATATAACAAAGATATAAATTCAGTAGATGAACTGTTTGCGGAAAAAGAGGCAAACGAACCATTGCCTGAAGATGTATCTGCGTATTTAAAGTACAAAAAAGAAACCGGTAGAAACATACAGGATTTTTACAATTTGCAAAAAGACTATGATTCTATGGATGACAATTCTGTACTAGCTAGTTATTACTCGGCAACTGAAGAAGGTTTAGACGCAATAGACATACAAGATATTATTGAAGATAAATTTGATTTTGATGAAGAGATTGATGATCCTAAAGATATTAAGAAAATCAAGCTAGCAAAAAAACGAGAACTTGCGAAAGCTAAAAAGTTTTTGAATGAACAAAAAGATAAATATAAAGTTCCTCTTGAGTCAAGTGGGGATGGGTTATCTGCTGATCAAAAAGAAAATTTAAATGCTTATAAAAGTTATCTTGATGAATCTAAATCTATTAAAGAGCAAAACGAAAAGAGGTATAATCATTTCTTAAATAAAACCAATGAGGTTTTTAACAATGAATTCAAAGGTTTTGATTTCAAGGTTGGTGAAAATAATTTTACTTATAAACCAGGTACTGCTGAAGAAATTAAAAATGTTCAAAAAGACATTTCTACTTTTATTAATAAGTACACGGATGACAAAGGTATAATTTCTGATGTAAAAGGCTATCATAAAGCTTTATCAGTTGCAATGAACCCGGAAAAGTTTGCTCAATTTTTTTACGAACAAGGTGTTTCAAATGCCGTAGATAATGTTTCAAGAAAATCTAAAAACATTAATATGGATATGAGACAGGCTCCTCAAGCCGTTTCAAAAAACGGAATGAAAATAAGGCCCGTAGGAAAAGTAGATAGTGGAAGAGGACTCAAAATTAGAAGTATTAAAAAAAGTTAAACTAAAAAATTGAAAAAAAAATGGCAGTAAATTTAACCCCAGGTTTTGACTTACAACCAAGTGCACAACAAGTGCCTGTAAGTACAAACTACATTACTAATTTCGATTTCTTAAATCAGTATCTACCTGATACTTATGAAAAAGAATTTGAAAGATATGGTAATAGATCAATTGCATCTTTCCTTAGAATGGTTGGTGCAGAAATGCCTTCTAACTCTGACCTTATTAAATGGGCAGAGCAAGGAAGATTACATGTGAAATATCAAGGCGCAACTCCAGGCGGAGGTGCTAACGTTGGTGCGGCTGGAGACAGAAGTGGTGATTGGACAATTCCAAATAACCTTAGTAACTTCAACCCTGCTTTAGGTGGAACTCCAAACTTAGCAGCTTTAAGAGTTGGACAAACAGTTATGATCAGTGACAACACTCCTGGTTCTAACTTGTCTAACAAAGGAATTGTAACTGTAGCTCCTACAGCAGGTAATCCTAACGTAGTAACAATTGCTTACTATGAAGGAACAGGTCAAGCAATGGCAACTGGTGTAGCGTGTGATATATTTGTATATGGATCAGAATTCAACAAAGGAACAAACGGAATGGTTGGTTCTAACGAATCTGATGACTTTATTTTCGACAACAAGCCAATTATTATCAAAGACAAATACTCTGTTTCTGGTTCTGATATGGCTCAAATTGGTTGGATTGAAGTAACAGGTGAAGACGGCGTAAGCGGATACCTATGGTATTTAAAGTCTGAGCATGACACAAGACTAAGATTTGAAGACTATCTAGAAACAGCAATGTTAGAAGCAGTTCCTGCTGATGCTGGATCTGGTGCTGGATCTTGGTTACAAACTGGTGCTGTCGCTGCTGGAGCCGCTGCTAACCTTAACGGTTCAGACGGTGTATTCTATGTAGTGCAAAATAGAGGAAATGTTTGGGGAGGTGGAAACCCACAAATACTTTCTCAGTTTGATAGCATTATTCAAAGACTAGACAAGCAAGGATCAATTGAAGAAAATGTAATTTTCGTAAACAGAGAATTCTCTTTTGATATTGACGATATGCTAGCTGCTCAAAACTCTTACGGAGCGGGTGGTACGTCTTATGGTCTTTTTGACAATGACAAAGACATGGCCTTAAATCTTGGATTTACAGGATTTAGAAGAGGTTATGACTTCTATAAGTCTGACTGGAAATACCTTAACGATCCTACAATGAGAGGTGACGTTGTTGGTGGAGCAATCAATGGTCTATTAGTACCAGCTGGTTCAACTACTGTATACGATCAAATCTTAGGTAAGAACGCTAAGAGACCTTTCTTACATGTTAGATATAGAGCTTCAGAAACTGAAGACAGAAGATACAAAACTTGGATCACTGGTTCAGCTGGTGGAGCAAGAACTTCTGACTTGGATGCAATGGAAGTAAACTTCCTATCTGAAAGAGCTGTATGTACTTTAGGTGCAAACAACTTCTTCTTATTCCAAGACTAAATTGTTACATAAATTTTACCCTCGTTTCGGCGGGGGTAATATTTATTATTATTAAATCAAATTAAATTATATTATAATGAAAAAAAATACTACCCTTATAAATAAAGCATACAAGCTTAAAAGAAACGAAAGACCTTTAGCTTATATGTTATCCTCAAGACATTCTGTAAGATCTCCTTTATTATATTTTGATGAAGAGAAAGGTGTAAATAGACCTTTGAGATATGCAAGAAATCAAAAAAGTCCATTTGAAGACGAACAAGATGGAAATGCTATATTAGAACCTATCGTTTTCGAAGACGGCATGTTAGTGGTTCAAAGAGAAAACCAGGTTTTACAAAAGTTTTTACATTATCATCCAGGTAACGGAATGATATTTGAAGAAATTGACAGAGCTAAAGATGCATCAAAAGAATTAGCATCTGTTGAATTAGAATTAGACGCTCAAGTTTTAGCTAAAAACTTACCTACAGATAAATTAATTTCTGTTTGTAGAGTTTTAATGGGAACCTCATCAAACAGTATGACTATACCGGAGCTAAAAAGAGATATATTAATTTACGCTAAAAACAATCCAGAAGACTTAATTGATATTGTTAATGATCCTTTGTTAGATTTACAACATGAAGTGCATCAGTTTTTTGAAAACGGATGGATAACTTTTAAGAATAATAAAAGAGATGTTTACTACAGTTTACCAAGCAATAAAAAGAAAATGATGTCAGTGCCTTTTGAAGAAGATGCTTATGACGCTGTGGCTTCATACATGCAAAGTAATGATGGTTTAGAAGCTTATAAGTACCTCAAGAAGCGCTTAAAAAAAGATAAATAGAAAGCGTATCTTTGTGCTTTATTAACCCATTAACATTATTACCTATGGAAAAGTTTATCAAATTATTTAAGTCTGGATCCGGACAAAACAAGGGCGACATTTTAATTCCTGTAAATGGAATTATGGAAATTAAGCAAGAAAGTGACACTGTAATTAATATCTTTTACAATAGTATTTCTTCTGCACAAGCAGGATACTCTATTGCTAATGATGGTTCAGCTACAGTTCCTGCTGGAACTAACGTTGTACAATCGTACAAAATTACGCATGATGCAATTGTAGCAAACTCTTCTTCGTTTAAAGATTTCTTAAACGAATCAGTAGAGCACGCTTTACAATTATCTTGGCAACAACCAGTTTATTCACCTAAAGGAAGTGCATATCCAGCATCTGCGGCTAGCGCATCTGTACCAGTTACTGTAACTGCTATAGAATTAGGAGTTAAAGCGGCTGGCGTAATATCGTAAGTTTTATTTTCTTTTAAAAAAATCAGAGGTTACAAAAAAAGTGACCTCTTTTTTTTTGACTATATTTGTAAAAAGAATTTAACATGATAAACTCTGTTAGAAATACCGTCCTTGCTATAGCTAATAAAAATAATTACGGATATATATCTCCGCAAGATTTTAATTTGTATGCTCAACAAGCACAAATGGATTTGTTTGAAGATTATTTTTATCAATACAATGCCTGGACTAATAAAGAAAATCAAAGAATATCTGGAACAGGATATGCTGATATAGTAAAAGGTTTGGTAGAAGTAATGGACAGTTTTTCTGTTACAAGAAGTTTAGCTCAAAAAGGAAACAATTTGTTTAATTTACCAAGCGATTATTATTTAATCAATAAAGTAAATTACTACCCTACTCAAATAACGTCTGGAGTAAGCACCGCAGCTGGATTGAATACTTTAACAGATGCGAACGCTACGTTCGTAACAAGTGGTGTTAAAGTTGGTCAACAAGTAGTTAACACATCGGGAGCATCAAGTTATTCTGGTTTTAGTGGGTTTGTAGTTAGTGTAGATAGCGAAACTCAGTTAACATTATCTTATTCACCTTTTGGGGTAGCTCAAACTATCGGTGATAGCTACGGGGTATTTTCAACAAGCGGAATAGTAGAGGTAGAAAGAGTTAATCAAAATAAAATATTTTATCTAAACAACTCTCCATTAACAGCACCATCAACAGGATTTCCTGCGTATGTGTTGGGAGGAGCGACATCATCTGTAATAGGTGATTCTAATACAGGACAGTTAGGAAATACTATAACAGTATACCCTACAAGCATAACAACTAATGGTAGTGTAACGGCAGAATATGTACGTTATCCTTTGCCTCCTAAATGGACGTATCAAACACTTGCATCAGGCGAGCCTTTGTTTGATATTAACCAAGCAGATTATCAAGACTTTGAATTACCTTTGTCTGACGAACCTGGTATTATAGCTAAGATATGTCAGTATGTAGGTATAGAAATTAGAGAAGGCGATTTATATCAGTTTGGGCAACAAGAAGAAGTAGAAAATAACCAAATACAAACGTAAGATATGGCTTATATAAATGATTACGCATATTACGCAAATTCAGGAGGTATACCTCAAGACAAGAATTGGGGATCCTACCAGTACGTTTCTTTAAATGATATTGTAAACAACTTTATGTTAATGTATCAAGGAAACCATGAGTTGCTTAATAATTTAAACAGGTATCAAGTTTTATTTCACGCAAAAAGAGGTATTCAAGAATTGAATTATGATGCGATGAAAGAGGTTAAAATCTTGCAATTAGATTTGGATGATAATTTAAGGTTTATATTACCTTCTGACTATGTAAACTGGGTAAGAATATCCCAATATCTAAATGGAGTATTATATCCTTTAACAGAAAATATACAGACAGGATGGGCTAACACTTATTTGCAAGACAATAATGCAAAGATATTATACGATCAAGATGGTAATGTATTAAAACCACAGTTTTCAGAATTAGATGCTTCGTTTGCTAGTGGTGCAAGAAGTATTTATTTAAATGACAGAAGCCCTTACAATGGACAAGAAGGTTGGTGTGTGGATGGATGTTGGTATTTTGATTTTGGAATAGGATCTCGTTTTGGGTTAAATACCGAAACAGCTAACTCAAACCCTACATTTAGCATTAACAAACAAAGTGGAGTGATTAATTTTAGCTCAATAGGTTCTGGAGCTTCAGTTGTATTAGAATATGTATCGGATGGAATGGAGAATGGTGATGACGCAAATATAAGTGTTAACAAATTATTTG